TGATCTCCGAACCGATTCCAAGCCCAATCTTATTAGGAGTGCCTCCAACTAAAAAGATACCTCCGATTAAAATTCCTCGAAGAACTCTTCCAATTAGAGCATTAAGAGAGAAACCACCGATTGAAGAAATTTATTTCGCAGCTGGTTTGCTTCCGCGTCCTTCTTTAGAAGCATTTAGAAAGAATCTCGCTCTAATGAACGAATTATTCGCCAAACGGTTAATTGGCGAAAGCAGAATCTTCTCTTTCATCTCTTCCAAGTGGGACGCTCTCCTCGCATCTAATTTTGCGAAAAGAATTGGAATGGAGAAGGCAGTCCTATTTTTGAGAGAAAAGCTTTCTTCAAGGATTATCCCGTCTAATCTCGGTCTGATGAAAGAATTATTCGCCCGACGCTTGACTGGAGAAGGTAGAATTTTCTCTTTCATCTCCTCGAAATGGGATGCTCTTCTTACTTCTAATTTCGCGAAAAGGATTGGAATGGAGAAAGCAGTCCTATTCTTGCGAGAGAAAATTTCTTCGAGAATAATTCGCTCAAATCTTGCAACTCGAATTTTAGGTGAGAATTTAATTGGGGCGATTCGAAAACGATCAGCAATTGAATCAGCCGCTATTACAGGAGCTGCCGATCTTGGTAGTATCATCGCGGCCAAGAAAATCGCAGGAATTCAAGCAGCGATAGCAGGCTTCTCACTGAAAGGAGTAATCAATTCTCTGAAAGCAGGAGGAGCCGCGATCATTGCTTCCTTTGCTGCAGCGATTGCGAATATTCCCAACATCTTAGCCGCGATCAGTTCAGGGATAGCAGCGATCGGCACTGCCATAGTTACTTTCGCTCCTTATATCCTGGTAATCATTGCCGCAGTTGCTGCTCTCGCTTGGGTTTGGAAAAAGATGGGTGAGAGAGCCAAAGAGACAACGAAATTAATAAAAGAGTATGCTTATTCCACTAAAGATGCTGCGAATGCTAATAAAGAAATTAATGCCACTATTCAGGATGTGATTGATCTCTTGAGAAAGCAAGGGCTCGAAGAAAGAGCGAGATACTTAGAAAGATTGAAATTATCAGAAGAAGCTAAAGTAGCGAAAAAGGCAGAAGTAGATGCTATCCGAGTTCAAGAAATCCTGCAACAACGAGAAGCAGTAGAAGCAAGTTATCAAAGAGCCAAATCTATGGCTAAGAGCCAAGAAGAGCGACTAAAATTACAGAAAATTTATAACGAGCAGGTTTGGTCTCTAGAGCTAGCGATGGCATCGGTAACGAGAGATTTAGAAGGGAAGAAAACAGGCTGGACAATCGAGGAGATCCAGGAGAGACAACGATACATGGCGAATGTCGAGGAATGGAGCACGTCTTTCTGGAATCGACTATATGCAGGCATCTTTGGCAAACAAGCTGCTTTTGAAAGATGGAAGAGAGGCTTGGAAAAGACCAAAGAAGTTGGCGTCACTATCGAAGGAAAGACTTATAAAGGAAAAGAGCTCGAAGCTAAACTTCTGGAGATGGGTTTTGTGCCTAAAGGAGAGGAGAGGAGAGGTCCCGAATTAACAGCTCCGTCTCCTGGAGCCGTAACATATAAGAGTGAAATTTATCTCAATATGGGTGCGGCTACGATGGATTATGTCAGAGAAAACATTACTCAAAGTATTAAGGGTTAAAAATGATTTGGGATTATAAAGTCAAAGTTAGAATTTCTCAGCTGTATTACGGCAAGAATCCTTTATTAGTGAGTAATGATCTGAGAGATCATTTCCATGCCCAAATTTTCGGTAAGGAGCGTGGTCCTACAATTTTAAAGAGCATGCAAAGTTATATCGCTCCAAGCGGCTCAATTGAATTAGAAGTCAGCAACGAAGATGCTGATATTTTCATTCAAAAGCTTCAATTAGGTAATGATTCCACTGATACAGATGTTCTCGAGATTCAGATTGCTAATCTCCCTCAATCAGTAAGAAATCGAATTAAAGCGGAACAGGATATCACAATTTCTCTCGGCGCTGGAATTGGTCAATTCGAATTAATCGATGTCTTTGATGGTAAAATTTCTCGAGTAGAACATCATCATAATCGTCCAGATATTATCACGATGATCTGGGCTCAACCAGCGGTAGCAAATTTCCTTCGCCTCTCAATTCCTCAAACAATTAACATTGCAGTCGGTCGAAAGATCGCTGGTCACATTGTAACTTATTTCGAATTGATTAAGCTTTTCCTGAGCGCTGTCTTCGGCTCTGCTGTTACTCTAGATGAAACCAATTCATCTTCAGAGTTGAAGTGGACTGCTGTCATCTCAGAGATCGAATCAATCTGGACAATTCAGAAAGGAACCAGCATCAGGATAGCTCTACAAAAAATGATCGAAGAACTCAGTCAAGCAATCGGCAAATATATCAAGTATTATTTCGTGAGAGTTGCTCCAGGTAAATTTAAATTAGTTTTAAAGAGCAATCAAGACCCAATCAGCTCTAGCGTTTATTCTCTTGATTTCACTAATGGTCTCCTTAGTTTTGAGAGAACGAATGACCAAGAAGGTGATAAATACAAGAGCAAATCAGTCTTACTACCAAAAGCATTCCCAAATCATCGAATAAAAATAGATCCGAATGTTGAAGGAGAGGAAAGGATGTTCGGCACTTCTTGGCTGATCGAAAAGGTCGAACATCAAATCGATACTTCATTCCTTGCTACAACCACTCTTACTCTATCCGAGATCGCATGAGTTTACAAAAGAAGATTTATGAAATCGCTGAGAATGTCTTCTCCCGTTTCAATACGATCTCTTTGGGAGTTATCACGGAATTCGATCCCAAAACAATGAGAGCGAGTGGTTTTCTAAAATTAGACAAAGATGCCATTTTTTCGAAAGTTCCTGTCCTCTCTTTTCGCGGGGGGCTCTCAGAATTCTTGGTTCCGATCGAGAAAGGAGATGTGGTGATGGTTCTTTATAACAAGGAGCCGATTAGTGGCGCTCTAGAAGATGAGAAAGAAGTAATAAGTCAAACTAATTCAACCTTTCGCGGTCTGATCGATGCAGTTATCCTTCCTGGCATCTTCACCAAATCTAATTTGAAAAAACTACCAAAATGGAATAATGATAAAATTTATATAAGAACCAACCGAAAAGTCGAGATCGATTCGGCGAATACAATTACCTTTAAATTTAAAAGATTTCCTTGGAGAATTACATTTTAAATGACAACAGATATCCCAATTGGCGCAGCTAGCGAAGATTATTTAATCTTCGGAGATGGAATCGCAACTCAATCGCTCTCCATTAAGAAAGAGACATCTCCCGCTCGCTATCGAGTAACTAAGGGAGCAATTAAAGAATTCGTTGGAAATTTGAGAGATGAGCCAACTAAGATCTCAGTTGATATGATCTTACATGATGTGGTTGATTTTGCCGCGCAAAAGATCATTACCACTGGTTTAGATCAAATGGAGAGCATTGAAGATTCCAGAAAAGGAGCGATTGATAGTGGAACTCTCTGGACTCTCTATACTGGTCTCGCTGCTGATGCGGTTAATCGATACAATCTTCCTTATTCGAAGAAGTCAAAGACATCTTTCGCTGCCTTCAAGAATTTGATGATTAGGAGTGTTGATTATTCGATAGAGAATTCGCTCAAAATGGGAGCATTTCGAGTAAGGATTGAATTCGAAGAAGTTCTTACAGGTCAGAAAGCTCCTGAATGGGTGGCAGTAAAATGGGGCGGATCTCTCTCATCTATGCAAGATGCCAGCCCAGTTGAGACCACTTCCCAAGAAATCGGCAATGAAGTAGAGCTGATGAATATCTGCGATGTAGTAGGAACTTTAATTTCAGGAGCGGTTGATACGATAGCTGAGACAGCTGAGGAAGTAGCAACTGCTGTCGGGCGAATTGTAGATCGAATCTTAAATGCCATTCCTGACATTCTCTGTCCGACTGTTAGTAAAGATACCATGAGAGTAGTAGGAGTGAGTCCGCTTTCACCAAGCACTTTGGGTATTCTAGATGAATTTGTATTGTCTCCATTTCAATGACTAATATCACAATTATAACTGAGAGTTACAACTTAGGCACTACTTTTCCAGTAGTGGTAGATCGGCAATTCAATAACATCTCATATAAATTTTATTTCGATCTAAATACTTATGCAGTCGATCCCTTCTTAGTTCTGAGAGTTCGAAAAGAAAACGAAGAGGATTACATTTTTCAAAACAAGCTCTTAGTAAATGTGACTCAGCATATAGATACATCGATTAAAATTCTTCCGATCTTTATCAAAATCCTCTTTCGAGAATATGGGGATTCTGGGTTTCGCTCTCTCTCAATTCTGGAAGAGCCGAATCAAATAGTTTATATTACTAAGGTGAGAGATCTTGCTTGATACTTTTAAATTAAAGGAGACCGATAAATTCCTCGATTTAGACTACCAGAATAATCAATTTATAATGATTGAGAAAACTGATTCCATTGCTCAATCTATCAAAGTCTTACTTTATCTTATTCGCGGAGACGATTTATTACATCCCAATCTCGGCCTTCCGAAAGATGCGGTCTTCAGGCAACACGAACCAGATGCGATCAAATTCTTGATTATGGATACTCTCTTTCAAGATCCGAGAGTTCAGGAGCTTGCTGATTTCTCAGCAACTAAAGAAACAGATGGCACAATTAAAGTAGAGGGATCGATTATTACAAAAGATGCCGATACTATCTTCTTTAAAGAATTGATCCAGTACTCATGACAACTTATGGAATTTCCGAGAGTGGGTTTACCCCTAAGTCGCTTCAATTGATAATCCAAGAGAAACAAAATTTAGCCAGAAGTGAAGAGTTATTCGGGTCTATGGTCGATTTAAGCCCGACTTCTCCCTTGAAAAAATTCATTGAGATCATCTCGATAGAGGAATTCAGAATTTGGAAAGTCTTAGAAGATATTTATTATTCGGCCTATTTAGATACCGCTACTGGTCAATCTCTCGATAATGTCGTTTCTCTTCTTGGTATTACTAGAAGAGAGGCAGAAAGATCGCAAGGAACCGTGAGATTCTATACTGGCGATGCTCCAATCGCCTCTGGGAGTAGCATTCCAATCCTCTCAGGCTCGATAATAATGACATCTCCTCCAAATTCACTAGAATTTCAAACAATTGAGGATGTCGAGGTGGTTCCTTATATTTATGATGAAATAGATCTAATCGAAGAGGAGTCGGGTAATTATTTCGTTACCGCGCAGAATTTAGTCTATAGCTGCGATTTTATTTATGTCTCGGAGTTGCCCAATCGAGAAGGGGATAATTTATTCTCTGGGTTGGTTGAAGAACAGCGGATTTATCTGAGTGGCTCGTTAGAATCATCAATTGGCGATCCAGTTTATGTCTCTTATCGCCCTTTAAGCGTTGATGCCAAAGCAGAATCCAGATTCGGAGGCTCTGAATATAATATCAATGCGAATGAGATCTCAATCATTCAACCTTTCGTGAACTCTAATTTATTAACCGTTTCCAATCCTGCTCCTTTCGAAGGAGGAGATGAAGCCGAAACTGATGAAGAATTGAGATTGCGAGCTAAGAATTTCTCTGCATCATTCGGAAGAGGCACAGTCGATTCGATAATCGCGGCGATTTCTTCTTTGAGTGGAGTAAAATCGGTTACTGGTCTGGAGAATTACTCCGATGAAATTCAAGATGGCATTCCGCCTCATTCCTTATTGCTCTATGTTTATGGTGGAGCGGAAGAAGATATTTTGAATACTATTGAGGCTTATCGACCAGCAGGAATCCAGGTTTCCTTCGAACGACCAACTGAGATCCCGATTTACATAACGGCAATAGTGAGATATCTATCGACGGCGAATTTCCTTACTTTAGAATCTCGAATTAAATCAGCTATCTTAGACTATTTTGACTCTCTCTCGCCAGGAGATGATGTCAGATTCTTCGAGATTGCCAATCAAATCAGCAATGTCGAAGGGGTAAGTGCAATTGAAAGTAACTCCTTATTTATCGGTCTAGATCCCAATCCTACAGGAACAGAAGATATTGAAATAGCGGAAAACAATCAAGTGGCTGTTTCCTCGACTGATTTGATTTCTCTCACACTTATACCAGAAGGTAATTAAAAATGATGAGAATTCAGGTTCGCCAATTCGATCCAACTGAAATTGATTCTTTCCCGACCAGATTAGATACTTTCGGAATTGACGCAACTTCATTAATCGATTTCGGCACAATCTCGAAAGTAAAGGAGAGTGAAAGCAAATTAATTGGCTTATTAATCAGAATTTGGTCAATGGATGATGAGCAAGGAATTCAAGATCTGAAATTCTATTTAGTCAATAATCTCGCATTGAAAGACTCCGAAATTCGATATTTTCTTTCTAATCAAATAGAGAAAGAGATAAACTGGGACGAAATGACGAAAATTGCTGAAACTGCTTCTGAAGCAGAGATTATTCCCGCGAGAAATGAGAGTAATCAAATTATCGGTCTCACTCAAACTTCCAAGTTCATTTATCTAAAAATTCGAGTTGGCGAGAAAGAGAATTTTGGTAAAATCGGTGGGGAGAATATAGATATTTTTAAGTTTGCTTGTCAATATCACGAAATCGGAACTGGTCTCTTAAAGATTAAAACTATTCCAGGGAAGATCCAGATCAAACCCAATAGCCAAGATCTCTTTTTGCATCATTTACCGAATTTATATGATAAATCAGAAACATCGAATGTCTATAAATTCCTTTCGATTTTCTCAGAAGAGAAAGACACAATAATGAATCAAGGATTTCAAATCCAACTTGAACATTGGGTAGATTCAGCTCACTATGTCATCGATTAGGATAATTAAAAAGAGAGATTACCCGAAAATCACACAAGGCGGTCTTGCTTCAATTGGCTCGCTAGTTAATGTATATAAACGAGAAGAAGAAGAAGTTGAGACTTTCCGCTCTCGAATAAAGTCTAAACTTCCGACGGCTACTCTATCTCCAACTAAAGAAGGATTATTAATCGCTTTATCTAATTATGGAATTCCTGTCGATAAGATTTCAATTGAAGATGAATTCCCCGCGAAAATTTTAGTTGAGATCTTGAGCGAGGCAGTCTCCGACGATTTGGTAAATGACTTGGATTTTCTTCTCTTACACGAGAAGCCAGCAGGAGTGGGATATGAGATTTTTTTCAAGATTTTCTTTGAAGAACCTCCTTTATCTGAATTCTCCGAATCCTTCTCAACTGAATTACTTGAATCACCTTATTTCGTGATATCCAGAAGCAGATTAGAACAAAATAAATTAGTATTATGAAAGGGATTGCAAAAATATATTTGGATAATCAGCTAGTTGGCGAGTTCAGAAATCTAATTACAACAACAGGGATGGAATGGATCGCACAAAGAATCGGAGATTCATCTAGCGATCCGTTCAAGTATATTGCAGTCGGAACAGGATTGACCCCAGCAAGTCCGACAGATACCTCCTTACAAAATGAGGTTGATCGAGTCTTATCCGAGATAACTATCAATCAACGGCAAATTACTTATGTTGCTACCTTTGTTCTTGGTAGTTATGATCTTTCTGAATTTGGCTTGTTTGACGCTGCAACCGATGGGATTATGTTCTCTCGTTATTGCACAGGTAGCATAATCCAGAATAAACCAGCCACTTCAGAACTCAAATTACAATATCAAATTACAGTATGAGATATCCAAGA